CATTGACCAGGGCCTTAGTGTCCGCGTCCCAGTCCTCGGCGTCGCTCGGTGGCGGAAGCTCGAATGGCTCCCACTCCTCCGGCGGCGTGACTTGCTGAGTCTGCTGCTGGGGCTGCTGGGTCTGGAACTGCACCGGCTGCGGAGCGACAGGAGCGGACAACTGTTGGCCAGCCTGGAGATACCGCTGGTCCAGCATCCGCACGGCGGATGTCAAGGCCTCGGGGGTGCCGAAGCTGGCTGTCGCCTCTTCCTCTGTTAGGCCGGCCGCGTTAAGCAGCTCGGATGAGAAGGCGGATTCCGCCTCAACTTCTCCAGCCGGCGCTTCTGCCACAGGCTCATCCTGCGGCGAATCAACGCCATCGGTGTAGTTATCTGGGTCAACGCCCAAGACTTCACCAAGGCTTTCGGCGAGTGCTGGGCTGATGCTGTCGGTCGGATGATTTTGTGTCGTGTCACCTTTGGGCATTGATTACTCCTCCAGAATTTTCCGTATTCGTTTCCCTGCCTCTACTCGGGCCTTGACTGGTTCTCGCCCAGTACGTATTGTCCGCCCCTCAAAGTTCCTTACTTGGTATCCATTTGCTCCGTCATACATGCCCGAAGCCCTGGCAATGTCTCGAAACTGCTTTTCACTGCCGACAATACATCCACCATCCGCAGTGTACTCAGCAGCTATACCGTGGGCGCGCAAGTAAGACTTTGATTCTTCAATCTGTGAAGCATCGACGCCGAGAGCCTGGCTGACGAAAGGCTTGAATCTGTATTCTCGGGCGGTCGCCGTAGCGGCGCGAGCCGGGCGCGCCGTTAGCTGTTGTCGGATCGCATTGCGTAAATTGTCGTCTAATTGCATCTTCCCTACGTTCTCCATATTGCTTCAGAAGATTTCTCGCGTATTCCACAAGGTCACATGGGCGCTGTCCTTGACCATTCCCATCAGCTAAGACTCCTTCGTGGAACTCATCATGGACTTCATTAACCCTGACTCCATTGCGCTCGCATTCTTGCCCTCTGAAACATTCTTCCTGACATACGTGCGCTGTGTGCTAGGACTCTGCAACGGCCTGCGACCCGGTGTCACTTGCTGTCCAGCCAGCCCAGGCTGTTGTTGCATTGCCGTTTCGCTAGAAATCAAGTCATTGATTTCTGGCAAGTCTCCGTATTTTGCCACGATTTCAACGAACTTTTTCAGATTGATCTGCATGCCCCACTCGCCCATTTGCGGGCTCAGGGGCAGCAGGACCTGAGTCACGATCTGCATGATCGAGTTCAGTCGCTGCTGCGGTCCCTTGCTCTGCAGCGAATAGGGCTCGACCTTGAATTCATGAGCGAAGAAGTCAGCCTTCCTCCGCTCCGGCCCCCATGTGAATGGGATCGTTCCGTAGCCAGCGATCTCCTTCGACAGCGGCATCTCCAGGAATGGGTCGCTGTACATGTACCACGCCAGGTCCGTTATGACCTCTCGAGTGTACTCCACGACCTTAGTTTGCATGTCCAGGAGCATTTGGCTGGAGGACTGCACGAGCAGCTGCTCCTGCCCCAGCGTGTCCCCCTGCTGGCTCAGGCCGCCCATGGCATCTAGGTTCCCGGCCATGTACGAGAACAGTTCCTTCAGCCAGGCCACGAACTGCATGTTGGCTGGGTCGATCTTCCCGTAATTCATCTCCTTCACGCTGTCAACGTGATCGGTGACAATGATCTCACCGTCCTGTGCGTCCTTTATCCTAGACGCGGCGCCGCTCGCTTCCGCTGCTCCACTCGCGGCCGTGATCGTCTTCTGTCTCTTGGCCTGCCGGCCCAATTTGTTAAATAGTGTCGTGAACAGATCCTGCAGCTCCACCAGCTGCTGGGCCGGACCCGAAGGAGTCGCATTGCCGGGGATCGTGGAGAAAGCCAGGACGTGGAATGGCCCGCTTTCCGGGCCCTCCCAATCACGTACCTCCAGCGGACCAAGCCCCTGCTGGAATGGCAGTGTCACCAGCAGCTTATCGCCGGGGAGCCACAGGTCCCACAGCTCCACGTACCGCCGGTACTCAGTCTTCGTGATTGAATTTCCGCTGGACAGGTCACTCGTCCGATCATTGCCCTCGCCAAGGCCAATGCCATCCGGCATCCGCTCGTCGCCCGGCGACAGCCTGGCCTTCACTTCCTTGTCGAAGTTCGGGTTGTCCATCACGGCCGAATACGGAATACGGTAGCGGTTCCCGCACCAGTCCCAGTCGTAGCATCGTCGGGCGTTGAAATCGAAGAGGAAGTCCTCAACCAGCACTGGCTCGGCATAGGGTTGGCCAGCCTGCGAGCCGTAGCCCGACCACTGCGATAGATACGAATCAGCCAGCCCCACCTTCATGACGCCCATCATGAACAGGGCGGACCTCACCACCTCGGCCATGCTCTTGCCGAATTTCATCTGCCCCAGCAGATAATTGATGGCGATCTCGAGTTCGTAGGCGGAGGTTTGGGCGGTGGCTGTGCGCGCGATGGCCAGGACCGCCGGGGTCTGGGAGACTAGCTGACGGACCCACACCTCGACCGCGAGACGCAGCAGGTTGACTGGCGTCATGTCGAGAGTATGCTGGTCCCCAAACCGCGATCCGGCGAAATACTCAACGCTCCGCACGTACTGCTCGCGGAACGGGGCCATCATCTTCATCGACCACGACATGCTGTCGCGCAAGCGCTCTGTGTCCACCTCATCCAATGGATTATACACCGACTGGCCAATGCGACCCATGGCATCTGAACCATCAATTGCATATCGAGTCTTAGGCGACATGTTTCCATCCTAGGCCATATACAATGTCCCTGATCGACCCCCACGCAACTTTGTACGTTCTGGCAATACTTGCTATTTTTGTTCCACGATCGTACATGAGACGAATTTGAGGGATGTCGCCTTCTGATAACTTAGATCTTGGATTGCGTGACCCAATGGCCCTACCCGCCCGTTTACTACGCCTCAAGAGGAGTTCCCTTATCCTCTGCTGCCTCCTGATGGACATATAGGGCAGCAGGGCATCCATCCAATCAATAGCGAGATCTCCATAGACCCCAAATCGCCAGTACGGCTTCCAGTGCTCCCTAACCGGCTCGGCCGTGTAATGATTAGCCCCCATAAGCAGCGACGCTTTTTCTAGGGTATCCTCATCGGTTGAAGTCCCAGAAATTAACGGGCTATTGGAATAAGAGAAACACCCCTCACCTTCAAGCCAGCCTATCAACCAGAAGAAATCATCCAGCCTGTCATCCGTAACACAACATGGATTGATGGCGTCGGGCATTAGCCTACCAGAGGTAGAAGTTGAACAGATCGCTCTGTTCGTGGTCCTTGCAGGCGCCTCCGGCATACAGGCCGCCAATTTCCTTGTTTGGCACGCCGTTGTTGATGGTCGTGTCACCGCCCTGGCTGCGGGCCAGGGCCCTGGCGGACGCGCGAACGACGTCGCGGGCGGAATCGGCCTTGGAGAGTTCTTTTTCGGACATGGGGGCTCCTAGTCCACTGGAAATCGCTCGTGTAGATACCCGCGCCACCACCTGAATCGGCACCAGTTGGATCCCTCTGCCTGCGGGTACGGACAGATAGTGATGCCGGCTCGGTAGGCCTCCTGGCCTTCACTAAACTCGGCGGCGTCGGATACGTCTTCTGGCTCGGGTGTGGACTTCCGTTTCCTGCGTGCCATGCTACTCTCCGCCTTCCTTGATCGTGACGGACGACTTCACTGCGTTAACGGCGGACTGAACTTGGGATTCGCTAGTGTCTTTTTCCATGGTTTCCTCGAGATGGAATTTGGTGTGAGAACAATGCCTCCATTACATTGTTGACTCTTTTTCACCAACGTGGCCGCTACCAGTGCCCCTTGGTCTCGCCACGATGGCTTCGGGACAGCTTGCGGCGATGTGCGAAACTACCTTCGGGCGGGTCGACGGCCATCTGTCGGACACGCGCCTTCTTCTCGCCGACCGCTGCTCCACCTCCTAGTGCCTCCATACCATAGTTGGCCAGGGCGTCCGCAATGCACCGATCGCCGTGATTGTGACCCGTGTTGCTCGGGTCTTCTTGGTCGCGGCCCTTGACCGAGATGTACTCAACCTTGTTGCCGGCAGTATCCTCGTAGGCCAGGCACTCCCGTAGCGCGTCTTCACTCGGGTTGTCGAAATAGCCCTCGCTCAGTGCCCAGCGATATTTCTCCAACAGCAGCCTCTTACTGGCCGGCGTGGACCAAAATCCAGGAATCTTCGTGGGCTTCTTTTTTGAAGAGTCGACCGGGGTCCGCCAGTGAAAATTGCGGAAGTCCGACGAAAAAACCCGCTCGCGGAAGCCGCCGCCCCAGCCATTCCCTTCCCAGATCAGGTACGCCGGCCCACCGGATGAATTCACAAACCAGCGACACACGGCAACAGCCAGCTCGGCCAGCTTCTCCGGGCCAACGGTGTGGCTCGCGAACTCCGCCACCTTCCGACCGGTCTCCCGATTCACAACTGACAACGCACTGTTGCTCGTCCAGCAGGTGCCGTTGCCGCTGGCAATATCCGCTCCGACGACATAGTTGCCGATCGGCGGGTGAGCGCGTGGGCCATCTAGTGGGAACCACAGCTTGAAGCGGCCAGTGTTGCTGCGGAGGAAGCGGCGGAACCGCAGCTCGTCGGTGTACTCGAACTCACCGCAGATGTTGGGTCTCAGGGTGTGTGCGCACAGACGCTCTATCACCTCCGGCGGGAAGAACTTCACGGCGGAGACCTCGGGATTCATATCGTACTCTTGCGCGATCTTCTGCGGCGTCATTCGCGGCCGGAGACAGCGGGACACGTACCACGGAGACCAAGTCTTATGTGGCGAGTCGATCAAGAACCCGCGATTGTCGAGAATGCGCATCACCTCAGAAAAGAACTTCTCGGTGTACTCACCCTCCAGCACAGCCTGCTTCGTAACCGGGTCTCGCAGGCTGTTGGTACTCCCGTCAATCGAGAACATGCTCTGATTGCGAGTCGGGTTCGCCATCCAGGGCATGCGGACTCGGATCATGGAGGAGTCCTCCTTCATAGCCCTGTAATACGCGCCATCAGTGCCTTTGTATGTGCTAACCAGGATTCGGCAGTCTGTCACCGGCTCGGTGGCCGACAGGGCATCCTCGTCGTCCCCTCGCTTGAACTTCGCGAACTCGTCCATCAGCATGGCCGTCTTACGGCCGCCAGACGCCATGTCCCCAGTCGTGGCCAGCGCCACGATCGTGCTGCCATTGGCCCGATTAATCCAGGTGTGGCGGGAGACGTTGCGTTCCCAGTCCTTGCCCTTGACTCCTGTCATCCACAGCGGCATCATCTCCATTAGGAAATCGACCTTTGCCCCAAGGGAGTCTGGATCGATTGGGTTGTCGGCGCTCAGCTCGTCCTTACTGACCATCCCGAACGCTTGCCGCTTGCGGCTAAACAGCCACTCGTGGACGAAGATGGCGATGCAAATCCACGTCGCCCCCTCGCCGCGCGCCTTCTCGATGCCAATGTCCTTGTACCCAAGGTGCTCGCGGATCGTGTTGAACACGGGGACCTGGCTCACCCACGGGATGAAGGGGATGACGGAGTTGCGGCCCTTGTCTGGCCGGGGCTCGAAGATCCAGGCGAAGCTCTCGAGCCAGAAGAAGAAGTCGGTGCGGCACTTCTCCATCAGCCACTCGCGATTCACAGAGCTCTTGATCGCCCAGCGGCGAAGAGCCTTGCGATACTCAACGTTCTTGACTGGTTCTTTCGGCGGCGTCAGTTGCACGTTCTACTCCTTGAAGAACTTCGCGAGATCCTCAAACGCCGGATCCAGCTTCTCCATCAACTCCGCTTCGCTCTCCTGAGGTGCCATCTGCTCCACCTTGGGCATGATCCGTAGGATGAACTTCTCCAAGAATCCGCTGGGATTGTCGCGGGCGTACTGAGCGATGGCGATCGCCCCATTGCTCGGTGCCTTCTTCAGCAAGGTCGGATCAAGCCGGCGCACGCCGCTCTCAGACACGAGGATCAGGTCGGCCAGGTTGCGGTACACCCACTCGACATCACGCACGAGATCCACTTGCCCCTGCTCCTCCACCACTACATCTACAACCTGAGCCTCTTTCTCTTCCTTATCCCTCATCTCTTTCCTCTCCTTGTCCTTTAGGCTTTTTTCAACCCACTTAACATACGCCTCCTTCACCTCCACCTTCTTCAGCTGCTCCTTCAGCCTTAGGTCCTGTTCCCTCTCCAACCCCTTCCTCTGCCACGTCGCCTGCAGGGACGCTCTCGCCCTGGCCTTCGCGACCTCCTTCGTCAACCGCACCTCAGCCAACTGCTTCTCCAGCTCCTCCTGGAAATTAGGCTTGCGGTTCTCGATCATGACCTCGGCCCCGGCAATCCTGCCGGCCTTCGCCGCAACCCTCTTTCCCCTCTTCTTCCGCTCCCATGTATCACATCCGAGATAGAACGCAGATTCTGGCGTTGCAATAGCGGCAGACACCATTGCATGCCACTTCCGCGTCCTCCTCTCCTTCCTGCTGATCCCGCACTGCGGCACCGTCCGTGCGATCTCCGCATTCAGCCTCTCCTTGAATTCCGGGTAAACCCTCGCGTCCCGAACATGGCGGTAGATCCATCGACTCAGAAACTGTCGTTTCGTTATTGACGCCATTGCATTTTCGCGCTACCATTGATTATTAAGACCAGTCACCAGGAGTTGCATCATGGCAAATAAAGGTAAGCTCTTCCCCCCGGAGATCTACAGCAGCGAGGAGCTGGAGAAGTTGCTGGCCTCGTTTCCTGGCAGCAAAACTGGCCTACGAAATCGGGCTCTGGCCGCCACCTACATCTACTCGGCCGTCAGATGTGCGGAAGCTCTCGATCTCACTCCACGTGACATCAACCTCGATGAATGCTCTGTCTTGATCCGAAACGGCAAGGGGTCTAAACGCAGGCTCGTCGGGATCAACTGCAAAGCTATTCCATTCATTCAGGCCTGGATTAAATGTAGGCCAGCTGGGGGGCACCTCTACTGCACGCAACGCGGTGGCCGGCTCGACGAATCGTACGTTCGACGTGCTTTGAAAAGTGCAGCGAAGCGCGCGGGCATTGAGACTCGCTTTCACGTCCACGGGATTCGACACTCGTCTATCGTGCATGCTGTTGAAGCCGGCCTACCGATCAGGATGGCCCAAATCCAACTCGGCCATGCCTCCTTAAGCCAAACGGCCCATTACTTGAACCATCTCAAGCCGCATGCTGTGATCGAGAAGATGCGCACTCTAGCCCTGTAGACGATCGCGGCGACTCTCGTTCACACTCAACCTCCAGGCCAAGCCTGCGCCCTGACCGCCGCGTCCTTGGCCTCCAACAGTTTCCGTAGAGAGACCGTACGCTCGGGGCCGGGCTTAATGTTCTTGCGAACAAAACGAGCCAGCATGTAAAATTCACGCGACACGTACTGTAAGCCATCTGGCAGGTGTTCGTACGCGAACCACTTCATCATCAGCTCTTCATCCATCGCGGAGTACCTCACCCCCCCCTGGTCCACAATAGATCTTCGGCGTGACGTCAAACGGCGGCAGTGGCGTTATTAATGGCTGTCTCTCGCAGTCCGGTGTCATAAAATCCGCCGGCCACCGCAGTGGCTGCGTGCGAACAATCGCCTCGCCCTTGCGGCCGAAGATCTTGTGCAGCTGCTCGTAGAGGCTGCGTGCCCTTTCCCAATCCATGGCCAGGCGCTCACCACCGCCGATCTCGAATACGATCGTGACTGGTTTCACTTCGCTCATCCTTACATCCCCTTCAACATTTCCTCGGATGAATCAATAGCCCTCTCGCACAACTCGTGCAAAATTACCAAGCCAATACGATCGATCTTGCTGAACGTCTCGGCGGCCAGCTCGTCTCCTTCAGTGGCCCACGCGAGCCACTCCTTGTAGGAGCTGTGCCAGGATTGCTCGTCAGTCGATTTGTTCCACGGTCGTTGCTTCACGGTCACCCCTTAGGTTGGAAGTCACAGGCCCTCAGCTTCGCCGTGAAATCTTTGGATTTGAGTTTAACGATAACGCGATCGCCGCGCCGCGTCCTCAGCTCGGCCGCCGGCCGGGCCACGATACCCTCCGGCTTGCCATCACCGACTACGGACCAGAAGCCGTCCTTGACCATCGACACCATGACCAAGAGCGACCCGCGTCCAATGACCGGAACCACCCGCAGCCCGAGGCTCTCGCCGATTTCATTAACATCCTCTCGGCGCAACCACATGTCCCCGTACTTCACGTCGAATAGGACGAAGTCCTTACTCTCTCCATACATCCGGCCG